CTCATAGGTCCATTGATCTTCTCGTAGATTCTGTTCTCGTAGATTGTCACTACGTGTTTCATTTCGTGTTGTATCCATTTTATTCTCCACGCTACTATTTTATATCTGTATAGTCGCCATCAGCTTGGTGTACTTTAAGCTTCTGGGCGGCATACGTTTCAAGAGGTATATTCCATTTTTGGGCAAGCCTTAAGTCTTCTTGCGAAAGCTTAACCTTTTTCCTAGAACTCGGAGAAGAGCGAGAACTCCCCGATACCACTTGAGCAGGACTTGACGTAGTTTCCTGAACACGTTCTTTGTCTTTTTCAAACTTATGTGGAAAAGACGTTTTAATTCGGTTATCAATTTCTTGATAAAAATCATTATCACTTGGATCATATCCTTCATTCTTTAATTCTGAATCAATAGCAAGTGCAGCCGCAGTCATCACATTGTCTTTACCAAACCAATTATTATCTGATGCCCACTGTTCTGCTTTAGGATCAGACGCTGCCTGTGGAACCTGCTGCTGTTGTGCTACTGGTGTGGCTTCACCATGTGCCACAGCTTGCTGTTCTTGTTGTGCATAACGTGCTTTAGCACTATTAACTGCTTTTAAATCACCCTGTGCTTCGTTTAACATTTCTTGAGCATTAAGGAGTTTTTCTTTTTCTCCTTCATCAAATGCTTCTAGGTAGACTTCTCTTGCTAATGCTATCTTATCTGTTAGCTGCTTCTCTGACATAGCAAGAGTACGTTTACCCATACTCTGTACTTCACTCTCTTTACTAAATAACCTTTTATTTAATTCTTCATTCTGTATTTGTAAAGATGCTACTTGTTCTTCTCGTTCTTTTCTTTGTTTAACAAGTTGCCTAATTCTTTTTTCTGCACCAGCCGTTTCAATTCCTTCAAGTTCTTTAGGCTCTTCAACTTCGACTTCATCTTCTTTAATCTCTAGTTTAATATCTTCTTGAGCCTCCTGCTTAACTTCAGGCTCTTCAATTTCATACTCTACTTCACCTTGGGATACTTCAACAGTACTCCAATCATCGTTCTCAATCATTATATTCTCCGTTGCTTACGAGACAAACGTCTTACGTAATAATTTATTGTTATACTATTATACCATACTTATTGGCTTATCACAAATCAGTTAGAGCCTTTTCCTAAATTAAATGTAGGATCAAGATTCTTTGGATCACTTACTCGCATAATTACCTGATCATCAAACAATAGTAATAGTTTAACATTCTGATAGTATAGCTTTGTCCCTGCATGTTTACCGTAGCATACGTAGTCTCCTACCTTACACCAGTCTCCATTGGGAAACTTATCTACATCTTTGTAAGCCAAGTCTCCTAATGCGATTACCTTACCTACAGTCGTAAGATAACTCATATCATCCTTAGTGGAATCAGGAATAAAGATACCACCCTTTGTTTTATTCTTTACTGTCAAGGGCCTTACTAAAACATGAAAGCCCGGTAGTTCTGGAAGATCAGCTGGGTCACTTACTTCATCTTCAATATCAATCCATTCGTCATTCTTCATTGCATTACCCATTTGTACCTGTCTCATTTAATCCTCTTTATACATCCTTTTTTTAATAATTTCTGTTAGGTTTGTTCTTGCCCACTCCAGACCTTGTACAGAACCTACAAGTTGTCTGTAGTGGGCAAAATCTTCAGCAACACCATTACTCAGTGATACTTTTAATCTCTCGATTTCTTCGTTAAATTCTTGCACAACTTCATCCCACATTTCCATCTGGGTTACAGTGAAGCCTTCTTAGTGCTTTTCTTTGGAGCTGGAAATTCATAAGAAGATTTGTCCCATTCATTGAGAACACTTCGTGAACCACGTCCACCCCATACTTCAGCCTTGGGTGCATCACCAAAACCTTTTGCAGTATTCTTTACATGCTCCGAATACCCTTTACCTTTTGTCATCATTAGCTGTCTCCCTTTTTCATTTCTTCTATTGCTACACGTGATAGTGTATTAACTTTAGTATTCTCTGTATCTTTTTCGTCTTTCATTTTTTCAACTTCTATCTTAGCAAGATTATTCATTGCTGATAATTCTTTCTTTGCTTCTCTGTCTGCTTCAGCCTTCTCACGTTTAAAGTTATCAGTAGCACCAGACTCAAGCATATCAAGTATCTGTTCATTCTCTTTAAGATCAAGCTCTTTTGTTTTAAGTTCAAGTTCAGCGGCATTGATTGTTGTATCAGCTTGAAGCTTCTGTTGCTGTAGTTTAACCTTCTCCTGTTCAAGAGCAACAAGCTGTTGTTCTGGTGTTGGAACAGGTGGTTGTTGATTGGCTTGCATAACTTGTTGTGCAGCCTGTGCCATAGCCATCTCAACAACAGTAGACTGTCCCTGCTGTTCTGGCGGTACTTGTTGTAGCATCTGTGATGTAACACCATTCATTTGTTCTTGATACTTCAGTACAGAATGTTCTTGAATGTTAGACTCAAGTACAGGTTTGATACGAGCCATGATAGGGTTAGCACCGTTCATTGGGTCTTGAAGATACATTGTCTTAACCTGTATATGTGCATCATGGTTCTGAGATGGGAATGCTGCAATAGGCAGACCCTTTGTAACAGCCATGATATCCGAAACAGGATCAAGAGGTTGAGGTTCAATTTTTAGTGGAAGTATCTGTTCTAGGTTAGGCATATTGGCAGCACTAAGTATTGTTCTATTCAGTTCTTCAATGTTAAACATTCCCGGTGGGGATTGCTGTGCCATTTGCAGAGCCATATTAGCCAACATCATACGATGTGCATTGGATGGAATGTTAGGATCAGAGACAGGAATAATATCTACACGTCCATCAAAGTCAGCCTTGAAGATATCACGATCTTCAAAAGGTACTTGGTATGGATACTTATCAGGTAGATAATCATAATCTATCTGTGCAAGGATTCTAAATTCATCCTTCTGTGATTTGTGTAGTCTCTTATGGATTGCAGAGAAGAACTTACTTGAAGCTTCTAGCAATGCCATTGTAGTACCCACGGGTCCATAGGAGGCAGCATCAGAGATAACTTGCTCAGTACTGTCCGCAAACTTCTGACCAGCAGCAGTCACGAACCCAAGCATCTGGAAGAGCGTTTGGGAAGGCTCTTTATAGGGCAGGGGAATTATTGCCCTTGATAAATCAATACCAGTTGCTTCGACCTCCTTGAACTCGCCGGGGGCGATAGGATCGTTGTCACCAACCATCCGCACTCCCTTGGCCTTAAATCCGCCCGGTAAATTGGCAAACTGTCCTGCATCTATAAGGGAGCGCATTGCAGCAGTTGCCGACATGGTGAGGTTACCGAGGAAATGGATAAGGCCCAACCCGTAGAAACCAAAGCCGGGAACAAACCTATAATGAACGAAGTGACTTCGTTTCTCTTTGTTTGGATCGTCTTGCTTGTAGTTTCTACGAATACTTAAAACTTGTCTTGACTGTTCTTCAACAGTTACGATATAAGGGCAGGGCACACCCTCTTCTTCAAGATCAAGATAACAATGTTGTTCTAAGATAACATACTGTGGATCAGAATCATATGATGGAGAAAGACCAAGAATATTATCTATCTTAGTGGCAAACCCTGATGCAGAAAGCTGGGCTGGTTCAGGAAGTTCAATGTCTTTGTAGACACCAGACATCATATCCAACTTCATATCTACTGGGCTTTTTTGAATTACATGAGTATAACGGTCCGCATTTCTGAGATCGTTGGCGTAGTAAGACACATAGAACTGGTCTATGGGGATAAATTCTGATACGGGCCTTTTCAGTGTAGCATTATAATAAACTTTTTTGAATGCTGAACCTATCAGGGGTAGATGAAAAAGCATTCTTTCAAATTCATCGAAGTACTCAGGCATCTGTTCAGTAAGCTGGAAGTTCATAAAGTTCTGAACTCTGTTGGCTTGCATCTCTTTCTCTGGTGTAGCCGCACCAAGTATCTGTGCCTTGACAGGACCAGTGGCAGGGAAGAGTTCGCCTGAAGCTTTTGATTGGAACTTGACGGCTGATTCAATTAGAAGGGGATGTACAGCAGTACATGCACCTTGGAATGGTTCTGAACCTTCTTCCAGCTTGAGACCAAGCAGGTCAAAGCCTCGTTCAAACATAGACTCCCATTCAGCACGACTATCTTTATCAGCATTGAAGTTCTCAATTACATCACTGGCAATATCTTGTAGTTCTTCTTCATCAAGGTCTTCACTTAGATCACCATACCACTCACTGATTTCTTCTGATGGTTCCATGACTGCATCTTCTTCTGAAGAGAAGTCTACAATCACACCACCGTCATCAGGATCAATCTCAATAGAGACATTGGATTCTTCTTCAGGCATCATAGCAATTATATTAGTCTCTGTAGCTTCAGGTATCTTATCAAAGGGGTTACGTTCTGTAGCCATTAACTATACTCCATCAAACTACGAAGACCACCACCACCCATTGCGGGGACACTTGGTGGTGCAAACCTCTTGGCAGCTTCATCATATGTTAAACCATATGCTGCTGCATAAGTAGAAATACTAGGATTTCTTGCAGGAGTAGCAGGACCAATTCCTAATCTTTTAAAGTATGCTTGCATAGCAGGTAGTTGTGTTGCTGGTGGTGGTGTTGGTACTGGTGGTGTAGCTAAAAGAGGTTTTATTATTGGAGGCTCATATGAATCAACACTTCTCAATCCTTGTACATTTGGTTGTATAGCAGAACTTATATTACGAGCTTCTTGAGCATAACCTGCTTGAAGTTCAGCATCAGTCATACCACCTAAAGCTGCTCCACCATAACCCGGTTGTCCCGGTCCCGGCATGAAGTCTGCACCTAAATCATATTCAAAGCCACCAAAGTCAGCACCGGGGTCACCCTGCCCATCAGAAATACTTTCACCATATGTAGCACCGGCATCAAATTCTATAGGCGTTCTTCCATAACCTCTTTCAGCAATTTCATATGCAGCAAGTATATCATTTAACTCAGCTGGCTGCTGTCTTGGAGTTTCAGCCATTACTTCTTTAACTAAGTCATCTTCAGCTTTTTGCGCTGGACTCATTAAATTATCTGGAAAGTCTAATTCTGTAACAGTTAACGGAATGCTCTGATCTGGGAACGCACTAAAGTCAGTAGCTCCACCTACTTCTGCTGGAGTAAGAGGAGGGCCAGCTATGCTAAGATCTTGAGCGGTAGTTGTAGGACCAGCTATAGGGGATTGGTCACTTCGTAAGCCTCCATAATTCTGACCACCAGTAACCATACTTATGTCTTGTGCAGTTACGTCTTTTTCATCTTTTCCAAATGCTTCAGCTGCTCTAGCTACAGCACTAATAAAACCTGTAACACCAACATTTTGTGCAGCAAATGCACCAGCATCCTTTAAATCATTTATATAACTTCCAAAACTTGTTTGACCTACACCTGATTCTGCAAAGGGGTCAGCAAAACTTCCATATCCAGAAGTAGAACCAGCACCTATCCCCAGTGTATTTTCATCGTTAAAGAAATCGGTATCTATATTAGCAGCAGATATTTGTTCTAATTCATCACCTGTATATCCAGCAGCCGCACCCCTATTACCACCTTCAGCTATATTTTGTTGTTCGGCTGGAGTAGCACCTTCAGCTTTTGCTGCATCTATTGCCGCTGCTACTTCTGCTGCTTGGTCTGCGGTCATGCCTGAGTCTTCAGCATCACTCGCTCCATCATCACCAAAGCAACAGTGCATACGCTCGTAGCTATTATAATAGTTAAGCCAAGGCTGCTCCTTAGAGTAACCGTCATTCCACATTGATCTTTTAAATTCGTTTAACATTATTTACTCTATTGCTCCCCAGCCGCTTAAAGTTAACTCTTTTTGACAATCCCATTTCTTTACGTAGTTTATCAAGCCTACGTAAAACTACTGAACCACCACCCATAGGACAGAGTACATTTATTAACCATAAATTATCTCCGTTATTCCAGTCTTTAACCTGAAGTTTATAATTAGTATTCTTATATTCTTCAGATAAGTCATCTGACAATAAAGCCCAACTTGCAAATCCCGTTAAGACTTCTTCATCATTGTATATTCTATACTGCCCTAATTTTAGGGGTGGTATTATTAATCTTTGTATATCACTTAGTCTCATATCTTTAAATCTTGAGCATAAAGACATTATAAGCAAGACTTTTTCTAAATCACTTACCACTCTATTATACCATACTTTTTATTGTTATCCAAATTTAAATTTAAAAAGACCAGTAAGTTTTCTTTTTAGTTGGTGGTGCATCTTCAAGGTCTGGATCATCTGGATGTGTTAGATGCCAAGACTCTTTCATGTAGTGGATAGCCATTGTCATTGCATCTACTTGGTCATCGTGAGCAGCATTGGGGAACCTTAGTAGTTCCTCTACTAATTCATCTGACCACTTCTTCTTACTGGGTATCCACATTCTACCAGCCTCAATGATTGGAGAAGCTGAGTATACTCTGGATACCTTATCCCTGTCTGGTGTGTATTCCATTACAGGGAGACCACTCCGACGCATGTCCTGTAGCAAAGACTGTCCACTGGCTTTCTTCTCAACCATACAGACGTCTGGTCTATGCTCATCGTACAGCTTCTGAGTAATCCTTCGTAGTTCTGGGTACTCAAACCTACCCCTGATGTTTCCCAGTAGAATTAAGTTAGGTGTTAAGTCTTCTAAACCATTATCATCTTGGTTATACATGGAGAATATACCCCATGTCTGGATAACACTGTAGTCAGCCGTAGTCCGTGTAGAGAAAGCAGTATCATATGTTTGAATTATAAAATCACAGCTAGGTGGTTCTTCATCATCCCAGTATTTCAACCACTTCTTCTTAATAATACCACCCTCTTCAGGTGTGGGGTCTTGCATGTAGAGAGCATTCCAGTATCTACTGCCGTTAGAGGCTTTGATCTCACTCTCATCCATGCGTAAGACTTCATCAGTCTTCCATTCAGGAAAGTAACTAGAGCCTACAGGTAAGTCAAGCAATTCTGCTGCTTCTTCGTCCACCCATGCAGGTATTCTAATTACTTCCCATGGGATTGTTTCAAACTCTCCCATGTTTTCTTGTTGTTTTAGCAACCAACCACAGAGATCATCATAGTGGTAGCGTGTATTGATAATTACTATAGCCCCATTGGGCATGATGCGGGTTCTAAGCCCTGCTGGGTACCATTCTTTGATGTATCTCCTGCCTGAAGCACTGATTGCGTCCTCTTCAGACATCACATCATCCAGTATAGCTATGTGAGCACCACGTCCAGCTATCTGAGAGCGCACACCAGCAGCATAGTAAGACCCATTCTGGTTTGTCTTCCACTTACCAGCCGCTCTGACGTCGCTTCTTAAAGAGACTCCTTTAAATATCTTCTCAAACTCTTCAGTACCTACTACATCTCTGACAGACCTACCAAAATCACTGGACAATTGGTCACTATGGGAGACAGTCAGTATCTCATGTGCAGGATTTCTACCAATATACCATGCTGGAAAGAGCTTAGAGCAGATAACAGACTTAGAAGACCGTGGTGGAAGAAAGACCATCAGTCGTTTTATCTTACCAGCTTCTAAATCTTTTAGTTTATCTGATATAACTTCAATATGACGACCCATCTTCCAGTCGGAGACAAGCATTGGAGCCATCTTCCGAACAAATGTAAGGAAATCATCTTTACATTCTTGGTCTATCTTAGTATCTAGCAATTCCTTTAAGTTAATATAGGGTTGTAGGTACTCATTAGTATTGTCTAGTAACTCCATAGTTACTATTATACACTATATAATCCTATAGTACAACTATAAAGTTAAAATAAATATAAATAATATATATTAAAGTAACTTTAAAGTAACTTAATAGGCGCAGATCGTACTTTACAGCCGCAGCCATTTTTATTTTGATTAGAAGTCCGAGTTATTTTCTAAATATATGTCATAGGTGTTATATATATATATGGAGGCGGGCAGTTTTTTCCCCACCCCCCGCATTCTTTTTAAATATAGGGCCACCGGAGGCTCAATATGGGTACCCTAGATCATTTTATAGAAATTCTAGAACATTTCCCCCTTTATGTAGTCTGTCCCGTCCTATGTCGTCCCCATTGTGTCGAATAGGGT